CCGAGCCGGATTCTGCGGCTATGGCCACTATGGCATTGCTGCCCGAGGCCGGGACCAGCTTGCCCGAGGCATCCGGGGTCAGGGAGTTGCCTGCGGTAACCGAGGCACCATATACGGCCGGGCTCCTGCCCTCGCACATGACCTTTCCCACCCGGCCGGATGCCGGATTGTCCTGCAGTATCCCCAGGGCATTCTCACCCGCACCGGAGAGGACCAGCTGGGCGGAGGAGTTCAGCTTTACCGCATGATACCGCTTGTCGGAGAGGTCCGTGCCTGCCAGTAAGCTGGTGGAGTAGGCATCCTCAATCGTCGGCATTATCTCCCCCTCCTCTTTGCCAGGCGCTCCTCTCGCTCTGCCTCGGACTTCTCGTACAGCTCAGGTTCCAGGTCCATGACCTTCTCCACAGCCTCCTCGAAGGTCAGGTCCCCGTCCTTGGCTACCATGGCCCTGGCCTTGGCGTAGATCTGGGCCTCGGCGCTGGACTCTCCGGGGCCGCTCTTTCCAAACTCCCGGAAGAGCTCAGACTTCTCTATCACGGCATCAGCCGCCTTGAGCAGCCTGAAGATCTCTTCGAACTCCTCGGGATGGGCCTCTCCTATGGTCTTCATGATCGGGCCGAGCTTGAGGGGCTGCACCGGGAGGCTCTGCAGCTCTTCAGCCTTGGCCACGTACTCCTTCAGGACCTGTTCATCCTTCAGCTCCTTGGCCATCTGCCTAGCCTCTCTGGCCTCGGCCTTTGTAGCCGTATTCTCCTCCTGGAGCTGCTTGACAATGGCCTGGGTGGCAGGGTCCATCTTCTCCAGGGCTTCTTTGGAGAGGACCGTCCCTGGAGCTCCCTGCTTCCCTTCTCCCGCCCCCTCCCCTTTGGTGTGGCCTTTTGCCGTCGGCTGGGGCTCGGACAGCCCGCTGGCCTTGGCCAGGATCTGCAGAGTCCCCTCCGGCAGCTCGTCTTTGTAGGCCTTGAGCAGCTTGGCTGCTGCCTCCAGAATCCCAGCTGCCTCACCCTCCAGCCCGGCCTCTTTCAGGACCCTGGAGATGTCGCCCTCATCGGTCTCCAGGATCGACTTGAGAATGTCATCTTTCAATGCTCTGTCCTCCTTCACCAGGAAGTACTTCTTTCGGTTCGCCCCACGCGGGACGAACGAGATGAAATCGATCTCCACCTCACCCAAATCGAACTCTTTTTGGGACACGCAAACCGCGCTCCCCGATGCTGAAGGACTAATGATATCCGGACAGGGCCTCCGGTAGAATGGTGGCTCTGAGGCTTATCACATCGCCTTAAGCATCTGATGATATCGGTATCTGAATCACGCTGTAAACCAAGCGCCTTTACTCATCGGCCTTGAAAATCGAACAGCGGATGTTTTCTCCGATAATATCGTTATTACATCCGAGTTATTTAACCCCTGTGCATTGCAGTCTTCCTCAAGCTGCCAAACCTTAGCGTCTTGTTCGCCTCGTGGAGGTGCTGCATGTGTCCTCAAAATTACAGCGCTACAAGATCCTTTTCATCTCTGGCAACTATTATTGCTTCCGTAGTTAGCTGGATCGCAAAAAGTATATATCTACAAATTGATATTTACTTCTATGAAATATAATCCTTCAAATATAAAAAACCATTTTAAAAAAGTAGATTCGAAACGGATTGATGTATCTGGTCTCCCCTTAGAATTTCAAGGCTCAACTGTGGCAATAGATTTTGATGACATTGGTACCTATCGTGGGCCATTTGTAGTTAAATTCTTCTTGACATCAGAGTTTATTATATATTTTAATGATTCTGGACACCGGGTTAATCCTTGGGATGGATTTTCCCACTTGCTTTTTCATGAGCAAAAGACCTCGCTTGGGTATCAGTATCGTTATCCAGATGATAACGCGGAGCCGCGCTGTGTCAAAATAGAGCTAAAAAGTATTGAGGATTTACTTCGTTGTATTATCATGACCATTCCTGAAGAAAACATAGATGTTGCCCTTGATATTTCTAGTAAGATATGTGTCGGAATTCTTGATGTAATCTGCCTCGTCAAGCGAATTCCAATTCAAATTCAACGCATCGAAGTTTTAACTAATATTGGAACCATGTTGCGATCTTACTCAACAATGACCTACTCGGCAGTTGAACTCGACGTTGATGATATAAGAGTCATCAATGATATACCACAAGCATTTCGTCCCTGCTTAACGCTCTACAGAGAGGCGATCAACTCATGTAATCCGTACTACCGACTATTATGTCTTTATAGAATAGGCGAGCGCATAAAAGAAATACAAAAGGATAACATGACGGAATTGAAGAAGGATTCCGGTTTTAAGAGATCGCGTATCGTTATTCCAGACAATGACCTAACACAATTGTACTTTAAACCATATGTAGGAAAGAGCATTAGTCACTTTTTGGAGAACCACGTAAGAACGGCATACCGGAACAATATTGCGCATTTTAGCTTGGGTAAGGGCAGCTTTGATGAAAAAGGAAATATGATCTTACCTCCTGCAGATAACAAAATTGACAGCGTTGTTGAGGCCACTAACACTGTTCTTATAGAAGTCATTAATGAGGCTATTAAACAAGAAATTGCGATTATGAAAAAATATAATTTAGCATAATAAAATAGGAAAGGCATGCTTGCATGTCGGGTCATCTGTCGGGTGTGAAGGTTCTTCAGCGGTACGAACGAGATGAATTCTATCTCCACCTTACCCAAACCTAACCCTCGCCACCCGCACCCCTCTCCCACCGATGCTAAAGGACTGATACTCCCTGGTTAGAACCTTCTCCCAAATATGGTCTGCAAAGACCTTCACCCCGACCACCCATGATTTGGCCTTGATCCTCTCCCCCAGAAGCACCGTAGCCTCTCTCTGAATCCATGACTCGACCGGCGCGGCATCTACCGCTCTCCAGTCGTGCCTGTTGTCGAACTTGCGGGAGCGGAGCAGGAAATTGTGGGCCATCTCTTCGATGGTCTCGGCGCTCATCACATCGCCCTGAGCATCTACGGTGTCGGGCTCAGCAATCACGCTGTAAACCAATCGCCTCTCCACATCGGTCTTGAGAATGGGGCAGCGTATCTCCTCTCCGAGCAATCCCTTACCGCATCCGCACTCTATCCCCTGCACAGATAGAGCCTCTCGGAGCATCGAGGCTTTCCGGAAGACCTCGCCCTTGTCTCCATGCTTCAGGACAGCATGAGGGTGGGGCATGGTCAGGTCGGCCAGCTCCCCCAGTGCCTCCCCGGCCTGCTTTCCCAGGGCCACCACCATCTCCGGATTGAGCTGTTGGAGCTGCCTCATGAGCCAGGGCATCCAGGCATCAATCTCTTCAATCCTGGGCGCTCGCTTCAAAACCCTGGGGACGAGGTAGAGAAAAGCCGTCTCATCCTCCCTCAGTCCGGCCGGTTCCAGGTATGCCTTTTTGAAGAAGCTCCTGCCTTCACCGGCCAGGGGTATGTTTCGTGCCGCCTCGATTTCATTGGGTGAGGCGGCTATGAAGGCCGCCCTGGCCTGCGGGCTTCCTTTGACCTCTATTTCCTGGCGGGAGATAGTCTCTTTGCGCACAGCAGCGGCCTTCAGGATGGCCCAGTCCTCCGAACTGCCGGATTGGCGGGGCTGGGTGAGGTCCTTGACCATCAGCCCAGTTGAGCCTGGCCGGGTGGCAGCCCAGCGGCTCAGGATCTCCAGCTCCTTCCGAGAAGAGAACTCCCTGGCCGGAGAGAGCCGGACCAATGGGCTCTTTATGTCCCGGATCGCCTCCTTCAAAGCCTCTCGGCGCTGACCTAAAGGCTGCTGCCTCAGGTCCTCGTTTAAAAAGAGGCAGTCGAAGGCCGCCATCATGGCAGGAAAGGGCGGTTCGCCGGTGGGAAGAGCTGCCAGCCCCTCTCGGGGCAAAATCACTCCATCCTCTATGGCTATGGCCACTCCATCCAGAACAAGGGCCTGGAAAGGCGCATTTTGAACCGCCGCAGCCAGCTCCGGATGCTGCGGCTCCAGCTCCTCAGATCCGGGGAACCTGACCCGGACATCATCCCCGTATTTGGAGAGGATGCAGCGGCAGCCGTCGAGCCTGGCCTCACCGGCCAGCTTGGATACGCCTCTTCCTCTCTGCTCGCACCATTGCCAGAGCTCATCTATGCTCCGGGCGGCAAGGCCCGGCATCTGGGGCGGGATATCCGGCATATTCAGGCCACCACCCTCTCGCTCTCTTCCTCACCCTTTCTCTCTTCCGTGCCTGGTCCCTGTCCCGCCTCGGGCTCCGGCCTGGGCGTAGGCTTGGCCGACCTCTCCTCTCTCCTGGCCTGATCCCTTGCTTTTTTGGCGTCCTTCAGCGGCAGATCGGCCAGGCTTCTCAGGTGGTTTTCCAGGCGGTCGTCCGGGAATAGCCTCATCCCGGCGCCGACCAGCCTCTCGATGAAGCTTCCCAGCGTCTCCAGGTTGGGAAGCTCGATCTTGCCGTGGGTGATGTAGGGCAGCTCATCGATATCCCACCAGGGATTCAGTTCCAGGAGGGCGGGCACAGCCTGGCTGTTGATGGTCTCGGCTATATTGTCCAGGACGGAGGTCAGAGCCTGATAGAACATCCTGGCCTTGGTCTCGCTCAGGGCATAGGAGCCGGCCTGCTGCTGGCCCAGCAGCAGAAAATCGGCCATGATGGTAAGGGCAATGCGGCTGTCATAACGGGTGATTATCCGGCTGGTGTCGAACTGCCTGGTGCCTGAAGAGGAGAGGAGCTTGAACTCATAGAGCCGGTTGCCATGATCGTCAAAGACGGAAGGCAGAAGGATCCCTTCTGCCTCATCCCGCCGCACATTGGTTATCATCTCCAGATACATCTGGTAGGCCTTCTCGGCCTCAGGAGTATCCCGCTTCATTATCGTCAGAGGGAGGTAGAGGGTGGGATAGCCGACCATATCCCTCTCCATCCCCAATCCCTCCAGGTTCTCGATATTGAATTTCATGTACCAGCTTCGATGGGCATTGCGGAGGATGGAGCGCCCCTCCGGGTTGCCCTTTGCCGAGGTGGTCACAAAGTGCAGGGCTTTGTCTCGAGGGATCCTCCTCTCCATATAATCCGGGGCCGGGATCTGGCTCATGCCCAAAAGCTCGTCTGTCTTCTCATCATAGATCCACTGGTTCAGGGACTCCTGGGCTCTGGGGGCCCATTTCTGCCAGCCTATCCGGCCGTCACGGTACTGGCTCTTGAACCCGGCTTTCTTCGGCCTGGGCCCCTGGCGCAGCTTGAAGACGATCTCCATATAGGACCAGCCGAAGGGGAGCATGGAGAGGATTTCATCCAGGGTGGAGGGCCAGGGCGTGGCCATGTCGAAGAGACAGGACTCAAGAAACTCAGCCACCTCCAGATCGTCCGGGCTGCTGCCTCCCGGTACGGCAAACCAGGGAGCAGACTTGCATATCTCCCGGAAGGCAAAGAGCATCCCGCCAACGATGGCATCGCCATCGGCCATCTTCTTGTAAACCTGTGCTCCCTTTGCTCCCTGTAGATCAGCCAGCCATTCCTCAAAGATATAGCCGCCAAACCTGGTCAGGCCGGTTCTGCCCAGCTCCATCAAATGGGGATTATTCTTCTTGCTCTTGCTCATCTTTCAGCTCACCTCACCTCTTCCATTTGCTCCTACTCATGGAAACGCCAGGTGAGACCACCGGGGCCTCCGCCTGGAAGTTGTTTAAAAGCTCAACGCATCCGCAGACGGCATCCAGAATATCGTCGTGCCTGCCGCCTGGAAAATTGATGAACTCGGAGATCAGGGTCTCCGCCCAGGCTCCCTGGCGGTTGTAGTAGAGCTTGCCATTGGCCGCCCTGGCCGAGACCAGCAATGAGCGGCTGACCTTATCCGAATTGACCGTCACGGGGAATATGGCTAGACTCTTCAGTCTAGAGTCTCGAATCAGCTCCTGGAAGCTGGATAGCTGGAAACCGGCCGTCTCCACCCCCAGCAGAAGCACCTTCTGGGAGAGGACTTCCTGGACTATGGCCTCATAGGCATCGGGCCACTCCCACCGGCCCCGGTGGATGTTGAGGATGAAGATGTTCTGCTGGGCGTCAATTCCCACTGTGGCGATCACAGTATAGTCTGCCCGGCTCCTGGTGGAGGTGGCCAGGTCCACGAAGGAGCCTATCTTGAGGCTGGAGCGCTCCACAGCCGCCAGCCTGGGCGGCGAGTTGACTTCTAACATTCAAACCATGAGGGATGTGTTGTTCTCCCAGCTCCAGCTCTGTCTTCGGCTCAGGCCAGGACATCCACCGGCCAAAACCACTCCCTCCGAAAGAGTGCCCCCTCCCGGCGAACCGGGTTCTGCTGGTACTCCGCCTCCCAGTCGTAGGGGGAGATGTCGGCCTTGATGCTCATGAGCACCTCCAGAGGATAGCGCTCCGGCCAGAGGGCCTCTCCCGGCTGGCGGCCCAGGGGATCGTCCTCCAGGGCGATGGCCGGCAGCTTGTAGACGGTCCAGGGCAGGGAATAGGCCTGAAGCTCCGGGTCAACCTTGCGAGAGATGAGCCGGCCGGCCAGGTCGTCCGTATGCCACCGGGTCATCATGATGATGATCACCCCGAACTTGGCCCAGGGCATGGGATTGACCCTCTCCCGAGCCGTTCCCGAGTAGAAGTCCCAGACCTTCTCCCGGTAGGTCTCCGACTCGGCCTGCTCTCTGTTTTTATGGGGGTCATCTATGAGCAGGCAGTGAGCCGGTTTGCCCGTAACTGCGCCTCCCACTCCCGCCGTAGACATCCCGCCGCCCGCGGTGGTGGTCCAGTTGTCCGCCGCCGAGGAGTCCTTGGAGATCCTGACCCTCAGCCGGTCCTGGTTGGCCTGGATGGTGTTCCTGACGTTGCGCCCCCACTTGGCGGCGTAGTCCGCCTCGTAGGAGGTGAGCAGCACATTCAGCTCCGGGAAGTGGTCGAGAAACCAGACCGGAAACCAGTGGCTGACGAGCTGGCTCTTCCCGTTTTGGGGCGGCATATTGATGATCAGCCGGGGGTACTTGCCGGCCACGGCCAGGGCCAGGATGATGGAAAGCTCATTGAGATGACGGTAGAGCTGCCACCTGCCGCGGCTCAGCTTCTGGGCCATGGTCCCGGGCGTGGCCCTCCAGGCGCTGGCTAAAAGCGACGGCGAGACGGAGGGCTTCTTCGTCTCGCAGGATGATCTCCTGGATGAACTTGTACTCATGCTGCTCCAGAGAGGTCTCGGTTATGTCCAGGGTCTGAGTAGGCCGGCCCAGGCCCCGATCCAGGATCTCTCGGCCATAGGCCAGAATCAGCTCCGGCCGGTCGTCGGGCAGGTTCTTGAAGATGCGAATGAGCTTGTCTGCTGCATCTGGCCCAAACTCCTCTAATTTTCGTTTCGCCTCTCGGGCCGGCCGGTTCTTGGTCTCGCCAATTCGATTTCCTGGAAGAAACCGCCCCAAATCATCCCGCTGACCCGCTGGCTCGATCCGGTCTTTTAATGCCTGTTGATCATGGTTGAGGCCCTTCTCTCCCTCTGGGCCCGTCCCATCTTCTTGCCAGATCGGCCCATCGGGCAGACCGTGAGCAAGGTACCTCTGCAATGATGCCTTGGGCAGGCCAACCTCTCGGGCCGCCTGGGCCTCGCTCATGCCTTCCGCCACTAAAACAGAGGCATGCTGGCACTTGCTGCGGATTTCAGTGTAGTCTTTGATCTTCCGGAACATGGGCCAGATGGCCTCCATCCTGGCTCAAAGAGGCTAGTACGCTGCTGCTGTCGGCTCACTGGCCCATCTCTAGACCAGGCGGCTGGATCTCTTCTGCTCTCCTGTTTTTCAAGCCCTCATCAATAGAGAACTGTCTTTCTTGGACCGGGGCCGGAAAAGGAGGCCAGCCTTGCAGTTTGACCCAATCTCAAGGCTGGGTGGTTCTGACTGAACAATCAAGCAATTCATGCCTGTAATGGCTAAAGATCACCTCCATTTAGAGCCATCTATTTGATGACCGGAATGTTTTCACATATCTTGAGGGCGCAAACCATGACTAAGTGCCCTAATAAAATATTTATAATAATGTTTGCATCTCTTCTATCAAGTCTGGGGGAGCTGTCTTTAAGGAGAATGCTCTATACCCAGATCTCTTGCGAGTCTTGAGGAACGCCTCGAACCTGGCCTGGAGCTCCGGGGAGATCTCCAGGGAGAGGCCATGCCTCGTCCTGTATCTCTCTCTGTTCAGGATGTAGTCAGCCAGCCAGCTGTCATAGTGGCATCCAGGAATCCAGGTGGTGCGCAGCCTGGTCTCTTTTCTATCGTCTTTGAGCACCTTTCTCAGTCTTCGACCTTTGCTCTTCAAAATCCCGTGCTCGCTCAGCTTCCTGGCCAGGCCCTGAGTGGGGAAGCTGAGCAGCTCATAATCAGCTCCCTCAAATGTCAGCAGAGCCAGACGGTCTGGATCAGCCTTTGCCTCTACCATAAGGTCAATGAGTCTAACTGAGCCTCCTCTCATCTCTTTACCTCTCCCCATCTCCGAATCAGCATTTGTGAATGATTCTGGCTTTCTTGGCCGCTTTCAGCCTTCTGAATCTCCGGACCCGATCGGCTTCTCTCTGTGGCAATTCCTCCGGGGGCTCTCCACATATCGGGCAGCAGGGCACCTCCCGCTGATCATAGGTGTAGATCTCATTGCATTTGGGGCATCGGCGGGGCAGGAGCACTGCAAATCCCTCGATCATCCGCCAGTCAACTCTCCAGATCCGGCCTGCTCTGCCTCCATGATGCTCTCTGGCAAATCTGGTTCCAGGCAGCTTCAGGGGCTTGCAGATGGGCAATGCCTTCACTTCCTTCTGATGAAGTTGGATAGGGTCCTCAGAGAATAGTCTGCCTGCAAGCGCTTGGCCCAGGCATTAAAAATCTGTAAGTGTTCAGAACTATAAAAGCTATGTGCTCTCTCCGATGTTAAACTCATAATCATAATTCTTGGCCGGGGCTCCCCAAACCCCGGCACATGCCCACCTCTCCAGAAAGAAGCACATTTGACGAAATATAAATCTTATCATTTTTTCGCGAAAAAGAAATTAAACAAGTCAGCTTTATTTTAGGTCAATGCTATATGATTGTTCCTAAGATGGCGGTCTGATTAAGATTTATGAATTCAAGTTTCGCGAAGAAGTAATAAAGAATAAATAGAATATTGAGTTTAGGAAAGACAGGTAGGGCAGTGTGCGGGAAATGAATAGTTTCAGGTTAAGGTAACTGCTCCGAGGATCATCGGGTACCTGTAGCAGAATGTTGAGGGCATTCTGATGCAGGCAGAACAGTCTAGCTACGGGTGAGGTGAACTAGACGGTCAAACCGCCAAAATGGGAAGGAGGACGTAGCCTCTGAGGCAGCCGTGACCAGGAATAAATTATCCTATCTACAGCTTATAAGTTTTTCTGTAGTGAGGATATATCTCCGTGTCAAAGTATCACATAGGCCAAACTATGCCTCAAAACTATCTAATTTTATGAGTGAGTTGAAGGGCGCTCTTGAGAGCGCCCCACCTGCTGAAACTTGGGAGATTACAGCAGACGATACGTCAGATTATGGGCCCTTTGGAGGGGAGCCCACAGGAGACGCATCGATATGGTGAAGTTATCTCCCGGAACTATAAGCTCTTTTCGCAACTGCAAGGATCTAAGCTCCTCTGAGCCGTCTCAACTGAGGAGGACCATCGCCGAACTTGAGCAGCAGATCGAATCAAACCGCAACTTCATCGAGCGCCAGGCAGATCACATTCGTGAGCTGGAGAGGGCATTGGACCTTAAAGAAGGAGGGCCTGTAGCCGTTCCTGCCTCCGACAGTCTGGATCTGGAGATCAAGCTGGAACAATATTCTGATGCCTTCATGGATCTCTACGAAACCGAAGAGGAGTATGTCTCTGAGATCCATGGCTTTTTCAAGCAGCTTCCTGCTACTCCCCAGGCCAAAGAGCTGGCTGGCAGATTAAGGGCATTTCCCGGCCAGCTACGTAGCGCCAGGATCCGGAAGCATATCGATCCCTTCCAGGCCTATAGGGAGCTGAGGGAGCTTTCTGCCGTGGCCATGAGGTTCATCTGGCAGCATCCACGAGCCGCTGAGCCGATGAAGGTGGAGGTCTTCCGGGCCCGGATACTTCTTGAATCTCTAAAAAATGGGGTCAAGAGCCTGGATACTCAGGAGGTCATTAAGTCCCTGACCATGGTGGAAAGCCGCAGGATAGACCGCAAGCAGGCTTTGCGGGCCATGAGGCGGGCGGCCAACCTGGAGCCTCGGGCCAGGCTGGAGCAGAGGGAGCGCAGGAAAGCGGTTCTCTACCTGGTTAAGGAGGCTGATGCATAATGACAGATTGTCACGGAAGATTTGATTGTGACAGGCTGTCACAATGGGCTCGAAGGTGGCAGGGTGGAGCGCTAATTATCATCTGTTTCTCAGGGGGGATAAACAGGGCGGGAGATTGATCTAAAAAGATAAATTTAGGCTCTTGTATCATGATGGCGGTCTGTCACATTTAGCTATAGGTATGAATTATCGTGGGATTTGATCATGGTTTGGCAAAAGGATGAAGCGTAGGATGAAGAGTGACAGTCTGTCATTTTTTTTTACTAGAAACCTTGAAACCTTGAAAAGATTAAAAGTTCTTATATCGTGGATAATTATCGAGTATGATATGGTTTTTGCATCTCGATTGAACTGCATTTAAGTTTTTTATAATATTTCTATTGAACCGACTATTTCTGAATTAGAGGGGATATCTTCGGCTTTAAACCCACCCCATTCGCTTTTATTGACTTTCTCTTTAAATAATTGATCTCCCTCCTCATCTACTTTAACGAAAGAAATTAATACTATATCTCTCAATGGGCGGATATTTGTAGCCCTCCAACTTCCTGTTGGATTTATAAATAATGCTGGATTCTGCAAGTAATAATTTTTATAGGAGTCTGTTAGAACGATCCATATTTTCGCATCTGTACTATATTGGGTTGTCCCCCGAATTGTGATGGGAGCTACTGTCCCCCATTGTGAATAAAGAAATTCATCACCCTCATTAAGCTCTTTATTATTTTTATCCCAAATATTTGTAATATTAAACTTATCACTTTTTTGGATTTCCAAAATTTTATGCATGGCAGATATTTCAAAATTTTCATCTTTTTGATCATCTGAACTATTCCCATCAGCATGCTTTCCATCTCTTATTAATACGCTAATGGAATTTTTCCCTGAATCCAAATCAGATGTTTTCCAATTCCACTTATTAGAACTAATCCAGCGAGTCTTCTCATTTCCATTAAGAGAAAATTTATAATATATAGGATCATCATTCGGGTCAGATGCATTTACTGTCCAGGTAATAATTGCACCAGGTGCTTGGGGGCTATCTGGTTCTGAAGTGAGATTAATTATTGTGGGAGGTAAATTTAGGAAAGTTGTATTGAACATCCAAATAGGACCTTCGGTTTTCTTACCTAGGTTATTATGGGATATCACTTTCCAGTAATAAGTGCTGTTGTCTTTAACCGAATTTGGTAAATTGCATGCGATCCGTTGTTTTTCATTTTCTTGAAATACGTCTATATTGCCTTCGGTGATTAATGGCAAATTTTTTTGGCCAACATAAACATTATAGGTCATTTCTATATTCCCTGACGGATCTTGATTTATGAATGAAATAAGGAATGAAATGATCTTTGATAAGATTGAATTTTGAGTACCTCCAACCCATATTAACTGAGTATGTGGTGTAATCTCCATCGAACTATTATTTTGAGGACTAATTAGCTCAGGTACAAACGGCGAAGGATATATATAATATAATAATAAACATAAAATAGATAATATAAAAAATCCAATAATAGCAATTATTTTGGGGTGCATTTTGATCATATACTCTTGTTCACTATTTAAGGATATCTTTTTGAGTTTGATTTTAAATAGCAATTTACAGAAGAAGTAGGGAATCTATAGTTATTATATGCATCACCCTATGGGACGGGGCTGGCCGGGGGCTCAGGATCTATTACCGGAAATGCCTTCGGCATAACTCCCTCCGGGCCGGGTCCATGATACTTCGGCAGGCATTCAGGGCCGTTCTGCATAGTCTGCCCTCCTTCCTTCCAGCCGGACCATTTCCGTTCTCGTCCCTCCCCGGCAGGGTCCAGGCCCGCCTGACCGGCACCGTCTGGGCAGATCAAAGCCGCGGCCCTGCGGGCTTCCCGCTGCGGCGGCGCGGCCATGATCAGCCCATCCGGCAGAACATTATTTCGGCGGGCACTGGGAATGCCTGCCGGGGCGACGGACTCATTGCACGGAAATGCTCGGCGGCTGGGGGGGGCGACGAGGGCGATTCCAGGGGCCCTGGGCTGCATGCCGATACGAACCCAAGGCGGCGGATCACATGAGCTATGTAGACCCGGGCGGGATAGGGGCAAATTTTACTATATTTATATAAATATAAAATTAGATAGGATCTTAAGTGCTCCTGAGCAGTCGGTTAAAAAGAGATTGAGCGGGAGGCATCCCCATCAGATCATTCTTTCTCTCGTTTCCTGCGGTTCTCCTCAATTAATCGCCGTCGCTCTTCTCTCTCCTCTCTCGTAAAGGGTCTGATCTTCGTCTTAGGCGGCTGCTGAGCCTTCTTGCGGTAGTATTCCTCCTGTTTCCTGGCCCGCTCCCTGGCTCCATTTATGTACTGCCTCAGCTCCGGGGAGAGGGAGGCATCATGCCAGCTTTCCAGGGCTTCGACCACTTGCAGGGTGAAGGCTTTTTCCCAGGCCTTTTTCTCTGGCTTCCAGATACATCCCAAGCCTCTGCAGCCCAGGGCAGAGCGCCTGGGCCAGGTCAGGCCGTGAATTACCAGCACAGGCGGAACCCTTTTTTCATCGATGCCGACAAAAATTGAAGGGGGCCTAGGCCGTTGCTGCTGCATTGCTACCCCCCTCCCTGGTGGGAATCTGGCCGGTAAGTACAAACTCCACAGCGGCGCGGGCCTGCTTGCTGGCCTGCAGCACCCATTTGGGATTGCCCTTGAGAACACCTAACCAGGATTGAATATAGGCGGTGGTGTTCTCCATGGTCTCGGGGCTGTCCAGGGCGCAAATCTGGCAGAAGAAGGCGGCGCCCATTTCTGCGGTCAGCTCTTCCCGGCTTCTGATATCCACTTCCATGTGGTAATTTACGATCTCCGGGCGGGCCAGCCTGGGCCGGCCTCCGGTCCAGTGGGTCAGCTCGTGAAATGCGGCTGAGTAGTACTCAGCGGAGCTCTCGAACTGATCCAGATCGGGCAGGTAAATGGTATCATCTACGGGCGAGTAATGGGGCTGGCTGGAGTGGTAATCCATCCTTGGGCCTCTGCGTCTCAGGACCTCCTCAGCGCTGGGGATGGTGGCGTTATCCCTCTCCACGGGCACCTTTTCGGGCAGATTTTTGGTCTGCTCCCAATTGAACACGGTGTAATATTTCAGGAAGGGGATAAGGCGGGTTTTTATGGTGCCGTCTGCCTTCGTCTCTTCCTTGATCAGTCGGTCCACGAATACAATGGGGCTTCCATGCTCACCGGCCCGAATGCTTCCGCCCAGCTTCTGGCATTGGCGGAAGGTGATCCAGTAGGGGCTTTTGAATGTGTCTTGAAGGATCAGGGCATTAATTCCCTGATACTCCTTATTGGTCTGGTAGCTGGTCGGGCCATTGCTGGACCAGGTGCGCCGCCAGGGAATGACGCCTTTCTGGAGCTGGTTTAAGATGCGGTCGGTTACAACCTGGAAGACGTCCTTCATTGTGGACACCTCCCCAGCTCGGTTTGATCTCCTCCGCTCTCTTGCAGCCTTCCCAAAACCTCGAATTCCAGGGCCTGGGCCACCTTCTCCAGGGCGGGGAGGGGAAGCTTGCAGGCCTCCCCTATGATGCTCTCCGGGCTCATGGCTAATACCCCAGGGCTGTGCAGAGCTTGCTCTCTTCCCGTTCCAGGTCCTTGTACTCCCTGGCCTCCCACTGGTCAGCCTCGCCCAGGGCCTTAAGTCGGGCCTGGATTCTCTCCAGCTGGCGGGACGCCTTGCAGAAGCTCTTGAATGCAAGAGGAGTTCTGCAAATGCCGTTCATATGGGGGGCGTAGGGATTCTGCAGATAATCCTCATAGTCCTTTCTTCTGCGGGGGTTCGCCAGTGCGGGGAGCAGGCCAAGCCGGGCCTGCCTCCTATTGATGATCAGGGACGGCCATTTCATTGGGCAGCCCTCCGGCTGGGGTTTGGTCTTCTTCTGGGCTTTGAGCTGCTCGATCTTTCTGGAATTCTCCCCGGCTATCTCGGGGAATGCTTGGGTATGATGGCGGCATTTGCCAATACCGTAGCGGACATTGGACCAGTGCCAGCCCAGGCAGGGGCAGTGCGAGGGGGTCACACGGTAATAAAACTGCTCAGTGCTGCTGAGGACCAGGGCCAGGGGCTCGAACTTCTCCGGCTCTGGCATTCTGATCATATCCGGCTTGGCAATGGTCGGCTGTCCGGTCATGATCTCAACCAAAGCCTGGGCGAAGCGTACCTCGAATTTTCCCTCGGTTTGCTGTGGTTGGGGCATCCTTCGGGCCTTCTCCTTCAGCCTCTGGGCTTCCTTCAAAGCAGGAGCGGCAAGCAGGCCGGAAGATGTCTTTACTCGCTAAACTTCTGCCCTCATCTCTTCGACTATCCAGGAGGGTTTCCTTCCCAGGGCCTCCTGCTGGACGGATAAGTCCTCTTGATCTCGGCTAATGATACTGCTTTCCATTTTGTAACCTCCCAAGTTACATTATTAAGTAGGCAGGCAAACTATATAAAGCTAGCGCTAGCGCTAGTACTAGCACTAACGCTAGCGTTAGGATCTGAAAAGGCTCTTTTCCGGGCAAAAATGGTAGGAAAAAGTAGTAACACCGCGTAAAGAAAACGTAGCACTGACCAGGGGAGCTGGGGAGGGATGATCAGGGATAGAAGAGGGCATCAAAGCCGGCTGGGGCAGGCCTCTGGCTTCCAGGTCCGGCCGGCCGGGCTGGATGGCTCGGGGGTCCCCCCGAAGAGGGGGGTTTAGGCTTGCGGCAGCATTTTCGGTATAGATCCTGAGCCCCCTTTTGCCCACAATGGCTGCTGCAGGGCCTTCCAGGGCGAAGAGGATGAGGCGGCGACAGATCCCAGGCCGGCAGCATTTTCGTACATGAGTCCGTCGCCCCGCGGGCATTGCCCAAGCGCCCGCAAGAACAGGGTTCGACGGCAGGGCTGATCATGGCTGCGCCGAAGGGAAGCCCGTAGGGCCGCAGCCTTGATCTGCCCGGACGACGGGCAGCTGGCGGGCGCGGGCCCTCCGCGGGGCGGAGGAGAGACGAAAATATCGGCCTGGGGTCAAAGCCGGGCAAAGCGATGGTAAGCGCCCTGCGATTTTTCGGGATCTTCACTCCTCTCCCGCCCCCTAAATGCTAGCTTGCAGGAATCTTCCGCCGCCTTGTAACAAGATGTTACGAATTGCTGCCCCTCAATTAAGAGGCATCTATAAATATCAATTAATGCTAACGCTAGTGCTAGAGATGATCAAAGATGCCAGGAAAAAACAAGGTAATCGCTGTAGTGGATGACGAAGCCAAGGCCTTCCTCGTTCACTATCAAACAGAAAACAAATTCCGGACGAGGGACGATTCTGTTGAGAGCATCCTTCATGAGTTCCCCAAGCTTCAAGAAAGGATAAGAGAGCTTGAAGCAGAGCTAGCAAAGGGTGAGAAGGCTTAGTTATGGCTGATCCTCTCGGCGAGATGGATGATCAAGTCAAGAGCCTGACGGACGAGCTGGCCAGGAGGAAAGAAGCGATTCTTCGGGCCGTGGTAGATTATAACGGCCTCGCATATGATGCAGGGATAGAAGCCGTCTCTATACGATTTAGATGTTCTGCCTCTGCCTTTGAAGAGATTCAGTTTCCAGCCAGAAAAGAGGAAATGAATCTAAAGGTGGCCAGTTTGAATTTAAAATGAATGGGAGCAAGAGCCTTCGAGGTATGAAGGGGGCAAAGGTCGAAGGCTCCAATAAGTTATAGGTATTTTAAAGTATTTAGCTTTAATTAAATAGGCATCGACGCATTATGGGTTAGGAATAGTCATCATAGTAATATTGATAGTCTTGATAGCTCTGATAGTAATAAAGCAAATGAAAAGATTCTCGGAAGCGACCTCGTAAAATGCCCTATAATCGAAGATCTTCCTATTCCATGAGGTTTACTACCTCCAAGCCGCAAAGATTGGATGTCTCTTTTGTACTGAAAAAGAGACATCAATATATAGCACCTCTGACAAATAAGACGCTGAATGGACTCCATTAAGTACCTAGACACTATCGGAATGAATTCCCTGCTATCTGTTTCAAAAGGTAGAGACAGATTGATACTCCTCTGCCTCTATGATCTGGGCTGCAGGGTGGGTGAGTTGGTCACTACTCGCATTTCAGACATCGATTTTCATAACGGGTTCATCAGGATTCAGAGCAGCCGGACCAAGACCCGCCATTTCCGGGCCGCCCGGGTTAGTCATGAGACTTTGCAGGCCATCAGGGAGAGCCTGCTGCCAGGCCAAGAATGGCTCTTTCCTGGCAGGAGCTCCGGGCACCTGAGCACAAAAACTGTACTCCGGACCGTAGACCGGCTGGCTGAAGAGGCTGGGATCCAGGAGGTTTCGCCCAGGCAGAAGCTCTCCAGAAAGAAGGTCACGCCCCATATCCTCAGACACAGCCATGTGGTCAATGCACTCATGGCCGGCGTTCCCGTGCCCATGATTCAGAAGCAGGTAGGGCACAAGAGGTTGTCCACCACAGAGATCTATGCAACTGTCGCGCCAGCGCTGGTAAAAGAGGCGTATGATCTGCACGGGTTTGGGCCGGAGAAAGGAGTATCTTGCGGGGATTAGAGGGCATCCTATTAGAAAGTTCTATGTTATTTTCATTAATGCCTTTAATAATGACATAGAACCATTCGCCGGGGTTCAACCAAAAACTATATCTATTAATCGTGCGTATAGAGGGAGGCCGCGTTTTGCGCTGGCAAGAACGAGGATCGAGCAGTTCGGCTGAATTCTTTGGCCCCAGGGAGGCTGATAGGCCCATCCTACCGTAGATGTGTCGAGTCTCAAGGACCAGGGAAGTGCTGCCTAAAAACAGCATTCAGGAAGGCCGGATGGATTTAAGAGGCCCAAAGATATGCACGCCGTAATTGGCGTAGTAGATATGCCTTGAGCGAGATCCGGATTCACCAAACCGGCCCAAGACGCGACACCAAAGCTGATGTAGAGGCAGATCACAGACCCGGCATCTGGCGGTGCTACGGGTTCCCGTGAGACGGACGCTGTGCAATAGTCCAGCGCTGTTACCGCCTCACACGCAGCAGAAAGAGAAGTCGAGATCTTGGGCGGGGTCAGGCCAGTCACCAAGGTGACTCTGGCTCCTCTGTGGAGGACGCTGTGGATCGGTGTTGACCCGCCCGAGACTTGATTGTGCTTTTTTCAGGTTTTTCTCTTCGGGCTTGAAAGCGGTGTACTAAAAATAGTTCTATGGCATCTTAAAACACATTAAGAGAGATGACTCAGAACTAAAGCCAAGGGCCCGGCCAGTCGTCAAGCCTTTTAGCTTCAACTTATTGCCTCTCTCCTTCTTTATGACTGGCTTTCAAGGCAGAAGCTCAAGGAGAGGCCAGGCTATAAGCCTTTCTTTGGCTCTCAGGGAAGGGATGGATAAGAAGGAGGGAGGCAAAAGCCTGTATGTAGGAGGGAAACAATGGACTTCGACTTTTGCCAAGTACTATATACGGCAATTGACGAGATATATAGCTTTCGGCCCAGATTTGAGCGTTCCCATATCCATACCAAAGAATTTTAACCAGAGCTGGCGCAAGCTATTAACTGCCTCGCTGATCATCAGAAGGTATCCGGCTAGAAGAGATTCAGGCCGGCAATTTTTGGGGATGGGGAAGAGTGCGCAAAAGAGCGAAGCATAGCGATGCAGTAATGACCGGCATACTCGTGACCAAGTTCAAGATGGGTCAGATCGACATGGAGGACCTGGAGCAAATGGTCGCGGACGAGTCCAGGGCGGAGAGGTGCTCGGCTGCGAAAAAAGTGCTGGACGCTTTGAGAGATGGCACATGATCAGGCAGATCCCACAAAGGAAAAGTTAATTTATTAAGTTGACCGTAAAAAACAATAACTATACGGCAGGATGGGATCTATATCCAAAGAGAACTTATCTCTATTATTTTGCTGGTCTTCCTTTGCGTCCCGGCGTTTGGGCAGATGACGGCAAATGACTGGTTTGACCAAGGCAATGCTCTCGCGCTCCAGGGCAACTTCTCCGGGGCCATCAATGCCTATGAAGAGGCCATCAGGCTGGATCCGCAGTACTTCCGAGCCTGGAACAACATGGGCTTCCTTCTGAGAGAGGTGGGGAGGTATGACGAGGCTCTGAGCGCATTCGACAGGGCCGTTGAGATCGACCCCCAATATACAATGGCCTGGAACAACAGGGGCACAACTCTTGCCTCTCTGGGCAGGTACGAGGAGGCCATCCTGGCCTGCGATAAGGCAATCGAGATAGATCCTCATGGGGCGGTTTTCTGGTTCAACAAAGCCAATTCGCTTTCCTTCCTGGGCAGGAACGATGAAGCCGTCCTGGCCTATGATAGGGCAATTGAGCTGGATCCTCAGTACGAAGCCGCCTGGTACAACAAGGGGGCTGTTCTTACTGACCAGGGCAGGCATGAGGAAGCCGTTCAGGCTTATGTCGAGGCCCTCAAAATAAATCCAGAAAATAGAGGTGCCTGGAACAATGTAGGCAATGCTCTCGCGGCCCTGGGTCGATATGATGAGGCCCTCCCGGCTTATGATGTAGCCATCAGGATAAGCCCAGGAGAGGCAGATTTCTGGCATAACCAGGGCAATGCCCTTGCCGAGCTGGGCAGGTACGACGAGGCCATCCTGGCCTACGAGAAGGCAATTGAGCTAGACCCACAGGATGCAGATTCCTGGCATAACAAAGGCGTGGCTCTCAATCTGCTCAACCGTACCGCCGAGGCCAGTGCAGCCCTGGCCAGTGCCGAGGAGCTGGACCTTAAGACCTAAGGCCTCAAACCTATTCCAGCTTCTCGACGCCCACCTTTTTGACCTGTGGCTTCCAGATCTTGTCTCCCATCCAGGCCGGCGCTCCCGCAGGTTTGTCTACCTGCACCCTCTCGCCTGTGAATACATGCACCTTCTTCGTGCCCCGCTCCCGGAGTCTGATGTCTGTGTGGCCCCGGTTGGCTGCCTTCAGGGCCGCCTGGCGGGGCGATTTGCCCGTGAAAACTCCAATCTCATTGCCATTCCCGTCCCGCAGGGCGAAGTTCCTCATCTCTTTCTCGGCCATGATATCCCTTCTTAAAATCTTGGATTGGTATCTATTTCTATCATAAAAAATGTCTCCTAGCGGATATCCAAAAAAGGATCGTCATGGTCATTAGATGCTGCTAAAATAAGTGTACCTGAGCGATTTGCTCAGGCCGTTAATTTGGTCCTAGCTATATACTTGACGAGTTCCGGGCCGATTCTTGCTGTCTTTTGAATTTGTGTGGTCACATCATCCATATTTGCTCCGCTTGCAGCCAAGGAGCGGATCTCATTCAAGGTGGCATCCTCTACAGTGAAGTACTCATCCAGATCCTTTCTGTGGCCCCATACATCTCCCTTCAAAAGCTCTACGCCCTGCATGTCCATGAAGACCTGGATGGCATCAGACATGGTCCTTTTGTAGGATGGAGGGACCTGAATCAGTCTCAACCTTGGGCATCTCTGCATTAGATTAAGGAAGTCTACGTTGTTGGCCCGGAATGCCATGTGGATCATCTTCTCATTTGGGTTGAGATTCGGAATCTCACTTCTCGCGCTAACTACCCTCAGTCTCATATAATTCACCAATTACATTTTTAATGGCACTTCTATTATTAGTAGATTACCAAATAATCTGGAGAGTACAGAGCAATAGCTACTGATCTTAAATATGGGATTTCATAATAATCTATGCAATCTTTTTACCGGGTTAAAGAATGAGCCAAACATAAACAATAAAGTATGCAATTTCCTCCTGGAGTCCTCTCTGAATTTCAGGCGGTCTCAAATTTGGTTCTATGTCATTTACATAAGTTATAAATAGAATGCCATAGAACTATCTTTGCATGCACAAAACCACCTCCGGCGAGAAAAGAAAGGCCCTGCGAAAGGAGGCCCGTGAGCTGGCCATGCAGTCCAGAGCGGCCATGAAAGCAGCCGCCGTCCTGCCCCAGGCCGGCCACAAGGCCCGTGAGCTGCAGGAGGAGTCGGACCGGCTCCGGGCGGAGGCTGAGGCACTCAAAGACCGAGCCCGGCTGGAGGACCTCTCCCTCTGGACCATGGAGAAGAGCACCAAGAAGGGCAGCCGGACCTACTATTATTGGATGGCCACCTGGCGGGAGGGGAGCCGTACCAGAAATGTGCACCTGGGGAGCTGTGCCAGGATGGATGCGGATGCAGCTTTGCAGAAGGCCAAAGCCATGAAGGCCGAGGCCCTGGGAATCAAGATCTGAATATCGAAGAATGCAGGGGTGAGTTTCAGGAGCAATAATTTACTACTACTATTACTAGGACCCCACCCCGTACTACTATTATTGTTGCCAAACCTTTAAGAGCTTTTTGGTATGTTTGATGCGAGGCTGGGGTGAGCATGGCGGGGAGCCTTTTGCGGTATTGGAAGATCCCCCTCACCCCGGACCATGCTTGGCGGGGAATCCTAAAGAGCTTTTGGCCTGACTGCTTGTCAAGGGTCAATCCCGCAGCAGCTTCTGTGCATCTTCGTGCATGCTGGCCAGCTTCTTAGTGATGGGGTGCTGAGGCCCGTACTCCTGCTCCGCCAGGCCCTTGATCCGCCAGATCTCGGAAAGGAGCTTGCCGATCTCCTTGGTGACGTATCTGCGATTCTGCTCGGTCATGGTTTATGCGGCTCCGTATTCTTCAAGGCCCCCCTTTCATTTTACCCTTTTCCTTTCCGCCCTCATCCTGCCATTTCTCAGTTAATATTAAATATATCGATACAGTAATATCTTAGCAATTAAGTAGACGCCTTCTGCTGCGCTTTCCTAAAAGGGGCTTTACAGAATCCGCTAGAGGCTGACCTGGATTCTTGTTGCATTCTTCGAGCAGTGATAGATCGATTTCATCACTCTAATATCAAAAACCGCTAAATATATCGGATGCAAAAGAGAGATTAGAGCAAGAGTTTATAAGCCTCAACTCTTAATGCAACTCAAACCAAGTTAGGACGGGATTGGGACGCATACATTAAAAGAGGCATTTCAGAGTGAGAAAGTAGTTCCATATCGAGATATTTTGAGCGGCAAAATTTCAGAAAATTCCTTTGCAGTTGGTTTTTACTCGGTTTTAAGCGGTACTGCGGATAAGATCTACAATGATCCAGGAACTTTTTATGATCTTACCCATATGACGAACAACCTTAAGGGAATCATTGGTTCTGTTCTAACGCGTGTCACTAATGGAGGTGATCGGCCTGTTTTGATAATCGATACAACCTTTGGTGGCGGAAAGACCCATTCCTTGGTTTGTCTTTATCATCTATTTACTAGCCCGGGGGCAGCTAGAAAGAATCCCGAGATCATGAAGGTCCTTACAGGTGCAGGCTTGCAAGATGTACCTGACATATCTCTAGTCGCTATTGATTGCCATAGTATTTCCTCTGTGGAAATGCCAGGAAAAGCGAGGACCATTTGGGGCGAGATAGCAAGGCAACTTGGCAAGTATGATATGATGGCATCATATGATCAGAAACTTCGCCGCCCAGATTCATCTACTCTTGAAGAACTCCTGGACTCCACCGGAAAGCCTGTTTTGATCATGATAGATGAACTGGTCAACTATCTCAAAGATGTCAAAGCTGAGACAGTCGGCCAGCAGAATCTAGCGGAAATCACGGTATCGTTCTTCCATACCATGACCGATGTTGTTGTAAATAGCAAGAATGCAATGTTCATCGTAACCCTCCCAGGCACTGAATCTGCTTATAAGGAAGAGTCAGAGCTTCTTGAAGCATACAAAAAGATGGTTAAGGAGATCGGAGGGAGAGAAGCATCATTCACTGTTCCCATGGATCGATCTGAGATCTATGATGTCATCAGAAAGCGTCTCTTCAGCCATGTCGACGAGAGCTACGCCAGAGAAGTCGCAGAAGAGCTCCAGGGCTTCTATACTCGGCATTCTGAGAGCTTCCCTGAGAGTGCTCTAAAACTTGAGTACTCGGGCAAGATCGCAAGGTCATATCCGTTCCACCCAATTCTCATTGACCTTCTTTATGAGAGAATAGGCACTATTGCAGAGTTTCAGAAGACCCGTGGTGTCTTGAGACTCCTTTCTCATGTGCTCAAAAATATATATAATAATATAAACAAACTAGAAGATCCAATTATCACTCCTGGCATAGTCGATCTCAAAGATGGCAATATCCGCCAAGAGCTTACAAACAAGATCGCTAAAGGTGAGTTCCAGAACGTCATACAAACGGATATAGTAAGCGACGAGGACGAGGCAAAATGCCAAAAAATAGATTCTCAGAAAGAATATGGTCCCGCAACGCGCATTGCAACAGCTATCTATCTTTATAGCTTAATAGGGGCAACTAAAGAGATTAGCAAGGGCTGCTCGCCTGATGAATTGGTTCTTGCATCGTCTATAGAGAGGATCATATATCCAAAAGATGTTCTCAATGATGCTGCAAAGCTCGAAAACAGTCTGTGGTATATATACAACAAGACGGGCAAGTGGTACTTCTCAGTCGATGTCAATATCAATAAAGTAATATCTGACGAGATCCAAAGGTATACAGATCCTGGCCAATACGACCCTGAGATCAAGACTAGGCTCAGAAAGATGCTGGGGACTGACTATTTTGATGTATTTGTCTGGGAAGAGGACATCCGAAACCCGATTAAGCCTACGCTTGTTGTTACTAATTACCATGGTATTAAGGGCCAGGAATCAATAATCCCCATGGGAGTTAAGAATATAATTGAACGAGAAGGAACTTCTTTCCGCACAAAGAAGAACTTGATATACGTCCTAGTGTCCAGAGAAGACCGAATTGTACGGATGGTTGATGCTACAAAGAGATACCTTGCAATAAAAGGTTTAAAAGGAGAACGTCGTATCAGAGAAGATATCAAGTCGTACAGCGATAAAATCGACGAGCTATCTAAAGAGGCTGATTCTAATCTGAACCTCACAATCGAGCTCTGCTACTCTCTTATTTATTATCCAAGAGGCACCGAGGTTAAATGTATAACAGTCTTGGATGGTTATGAAGGTGCAAAGAACCTTCCCGATAAGGTTTATAAAGCACTTGAAAAAGCCAAAAAAATAATGGAAACAATAAATCCCGATTACCTTGTTGATAAGCTGCTTAATGACAAGTTAGAGCTGACAGTTAAGGATCTTTGGGATACTTTCGAAGAAACACCTTCCCATTTTTTGCCAAAAAATAAGCAGGTATTAATCGAAGCCATATCTCAAGGGGTCCAAAAAGGGCTGTTTGGAGTGTATGCAGGTGGCATAGGCGATATTATAGCCATAGATGAAGCCAACTGTGAGTCTGTCGGAAATCAGTTCTATTACAAGAGATTTATTTCGGACGGACCAAGGGATGGTAATTATATGCTCTCTGTTGCCCGAGCCGAGGAAATTGAAGCCAAGTTAAAAGCGATAACCCTGCAGATGGCTGAGAGTATCAAGAAGGAGAAAAAAGGCATAGATAGAACATGCGAATACGAGAGTAATGAAAGTGGCAAAAAGAAGGGCCTTTCTCAGTTGAAGAAGGTAACCTTGGATGATCCTTCTAAGGTTAAGGAGTATCCATCTTGGAAGCTAAAAGAGATCCAATTTAATTTCAATGGTGCTCTACTATTCCCACAACTACAGAACAAATTAAGCTTGATGCTTTTGGGAATATCAAATGTAAAATTCTCAGTGACAATAAAAAGCGATCAAATGACCCTAAACATTCACGATTCCGGGATACAAGATGTTACATCACTCATGGATGCACTATTCAAAATATCAAACATGTTTAACGATAACCTGAACACATCTATATCTTTGAGGTTCGAGGAAGAAATGGAGATCGATGAGGATTTTGCATCCACAATCTTTGAGTTTAGTAACCTCAGAGATGAACTTATATTTAGATCAGAAATAGAGAAATTAATTTCTGAAGAGAGCTAGATGGCTATAAAGAATTACCTCAAAAAGGAGAGGGTTCACTATACCATTTCCTTACGAAATAGTCAAATCAAGACAGCCCAGCTTCTCGAACACATTGACGGGATGAATAAAAATTATAAAAATGTTATAGGCACCGTCCGATCCTGGCGCGCAGAAATGATCCGGGTATTTCTCGAAAGGCTAATTATTAGATTTCAAGAGGACTTAAAGAACAAGCCTGCATCTTATCAAATGATCTTTGCTCAAGATGGAGAAAACCTGCTGGAGATAAAAAAGATACATTGGAGTAATGAATATAAACTAACTGAGGAAATGGCAATGAAGATCCTCTTTGCCATAAAACTTATCGCTAGTATGAACCAGAGGCCAAAGATCGACGAGTCACTTGAGATTATTCTTTCCTTGACCGATGAAGAGATTTCTTTTTGGGCTTGGAAAGTATTAAGCTTAAAGAATAATGCTCTAAATGGATTTAAAGCAATGTATTTATGAGGCATAATGAACGAGAAGAGAACGTTAATTGAAAGGTACCTTCCTGTTGAAGAGTTATCTCGAGAAGCTAAAGAAGAAAAAAAGCCAGCATATCATCCACCCATCTCAGATATGAAGTTTTATTGGACAAGGAAACCACTAATTACAGCTAGAGCTGCAATTATTGCTGGCATCTTGCCCGAAGATTATGATATTGATTCATTTAAAAAAAATATTCATTTAAATGAAAATAAAAGGGCTCATTTTTATGATTTTGATGAAAAGTTTAGGAAAGATTTGAAAAGATATTTTAAGGAGCAATTTGAAACGGATGCTGCTGTTATTTGTGATCCTTTCTCAGGGGGGGGGTCGATACCATTTGAAGCAATGAGGCTGGGACTAGATACATATATAAATGATTATAATCCACTAAGTTGGATCATTTCAAATGCAACAAATGGTATCGACCCC